GAGCCACATTTGCAGCAAGCCCCATATTTTGCATCGCTGCGCCGGCGCTATGGAATACGGTTGCACCGCGAGCAAGAGCATCAGCGGTTTCTGATGAAGTAAAAGCAAGGCCAGTCATATGCTCAACAAGAGCTTGAACCTGTGGAGAGTTAGAATTGAGAGCCGAGCCGGTATTGGCAAAGGCAATATTCATCTTCGAAAATGCGCCATTGACCGCTTCGGCTGTTTTGATTGCCTCAAAACCAAATTTAGCAATTTCTACAACAGCAAAACCTTTTGCAAGCTTTTTTCCAACTTCGGTAAATTGCTTGCTGAAATAATTACTCTCTTTCGAGAATCCTTGCATATCCTTGATGGCTGCTTTGGTTCCCTTTGCATCATATTCAGAGATAATGCGAGCGACGATTGCGCCTCTACTTGTCATTTTCTCTCCTTATTTTGCGTTTTGAGATTCAAGTGCTTTTTGCAAATCTTTTTTAGCCTCTTCAAGAGCCGTAGCAAAACTGGCTTGAATTTTGAGCCTGTTTTTATCAACCACTCGCCATACAACACGGCTTGCAGGGCCATACAATTCAGTAAGTTTTTCTTTGAAAGCCGTACCACTTTTTGTTCTTCCTGGCCCTGGCTTGCGACCAGCAATTTCAAAGATAGCGCCAGCGCGGGATTTGTTGATCAATGCACCGGCTGATGTTGTGTAATCGGCTTTGCGAACTTTGCCTTGTGCTTTAGAGGCAACAATACCAGAAACAACTTGACCCGTATTCCATTCAGGAAATGGTCGAGCCAATCCCTTTTTGGTTGGGAGTTGGGGGCCTTGTTTTTTATTTGTTGACCAACCACTCAAAGGTGCGCCTTGGCCTTGACCTTGAGTGGCTGATTCAATAACAATCTTTTGAGCTTCAACTTTTGCTTTACGCAATTCCGTGTTGATAATTTTATTGAATTTTTTCAAAGAATCTTGGTCAAACTTCTTGAGTCCAGCAATGGTTTCTTTCACGCCCGTCACAACAATCGTGCTGTTATCGGCCATGATCACTCCCTATCTTTGTTTTTCTCTCTCAAATAAGCGGTAATCGCTTCCAAGACTCCATCGGGTGCATCTAAAAGAGCGTTTGGAGAGATTCCTAATTCCACCGCAAGAACCGCAATCGTGTAAGTGAGGCTGTTGCGGTGGATTCTTAGGAAGGGTCAGACTCGAGCGATGCAGTCTTGATTGTGTCAAGGAATTCAGGGCCAAATGGCTTGACGGGAATGTTATTCGCCTTCAAGGTTGCCCAACCGAGATAATAGATATGCTCGATTTTTTGCTCATCACCGAGCAGTTTTGCCATTCCTTTTCCATACTTTTGCTCAAAATCAACAATGATGCGAGGGCGAAGCGAGAACTGATGCTCTGTGCCATCTTCCATTGTTACTTTGACTGAAAGTCCATCCATTGTATTACCCCCTGATTAGGAATTGATTATGAAAGTGCCTTAGTGATTGCACCTGATACAGGCCAAGTCACCGAGGCAGTTGCGAGCTGACCAATTCCACCCTTGAGTGGCTGCCATTCGCTAACAACCGCCGAAATTGTATATTGCGGATTGGTTGTTGTTGTTGTTCCTGCAACCGGCTTGATAACAATCGAAGTTGCTGTGCCGAGAATTGGATAAATTGTTGCTTCAACTGATGAAGCTCCAAAATCCTGCATAAAGTCGATGGTCACGGAATTATCCGCAAGACCAGCAACGCGAGTTTTTGCTGTTGATCCAAATGCAGTTGTTTCAACGATGTCGTACTTGGTATCAAGTGTGACATTGTTGATGTGATCTGAAAGGTCAACGCCGCCGATTGTGATTGATGGGTTTGTTAGGACTAATTTTGCCATTATGCTGTCGCCTTTGCAATCGCTCCGCTAATAGGCCATGTTACCGATGCCGTTGCTAATTGTCCAATGCCGCCCTTGAGGGGTTGCCACTCGGAAATAATCGCGGAAAATGTGTATGTGGGGTTGGTTGTTCCTACTGCCGAAGATGTTGGTTGAACAACGATTGTGGTTGCTGTTCCAATCAAAGGATAGATTGTTGCTTCAACATTCGCTGCTGCGAAGTCTTGCATGAAATCAATCGTGACTGAATTGTCAACAAGACCTGCAACGCGAGTCTTTGCAGCTCCAGTTGCACCAAATCCCGTTGTCTCAACAATATCTTCCTTTGTATCAAGAGTGATACTAGAAATATGATCCGAGAGAACCACCGAATTGATGGTCACTTTCGCATCCGTTAGGACTATCTTTGCCATTTGTTATGCTCCTTGAGTCGCTGCTGGCGCGGTTGCTGGGGTTGTTTTTACTTCTTTGCCATCTGAAAGATGACCACCTGAAATGAGCGCATCAATGTTTGCTCCCATTTCAAGTAATTCTGCATCCGTAATTGAATCTCCTTGCACCTTTGGGGTATCAAGGCGGTCTGATGTGATTGTGTAACTAGCCATTGATTTCTCCTTATGACTGTGCTTGGTAGTTGATTGTGAAATTGATTTGGCAAGCAACACCAAATCCTGTTTGAGCGTATGAAACTGTATTTGTCGCGAGGATTGAATAAAGACAAGTCCCACCGAAGGTTGGGTCAACTCGCAAAGCGGTATCTACTGCCGACAAGATTTGAAAAGCGCGAGTGCGACGAGCTGCAACATCGGTTGTGCCATCTTGCGACCAAAGAGAGCAGTTGATTGTTCCTGACTCTTCGTGCAGATTAGTAAAAACAAATGGATTGTCTGTGACATTACCAATTTGCATTTCAATGTCGCCAAATGAGCCATCGTGACCGATTGCGATGGCATCTCCTGGGTAAGATTGGTCAACTTGAGCGCCATCAAATACGCGAACGCCGGTCAATGAAGATGATGCGTTGAGTGCAACAATAATCTTGTCAATCATTGTTGGGAAAAGCGCGGTTACTGTCATGGGTTAGGCCATTCCTGGGAAACTTGTTGGATCAAGTAATTCCATCGCTCGGCGTGGAAGTGAATAACCTGCGCCGGTTGTTGCTGGCGTGAATTCATCTCCGGCTAAAGTGCGACCAAGGACATTCATCGTTCCGCGCTGTGTCTGCCATAGGTGACGAATAATTTCAAGGACACCTTGTTTTGCAGCTTGAGAAGGGTTCACATATCCGGCGACATAAGTGACGGAAATGTTATTGAAGCCGGCAGTCCANTATCCATAAGAATTTGTGGCATAAAGGGTTGATGATCCAACTCGATAAAGGCGTTGTCCGGTGTAATCGAGGGCATAACCCGAAGCGGCTACGAGAGCGCCATTTTCATAAACCGAGGTNATGGAAATTGCGCGAGGATTGCGGATACGAATGCAATCGGCGCCGCCGTCGTAGAGTTCATCGGTGAAAGTACGGCGACCGAGAACCTGTCCGACATAAGATTCGGCAAGGTCAGAAGCTGCATCAATTATTCTGCGGATTTCCTCATCATCGGCGGTGATGGTGAGGGGAATGTTGAGATATTGCTTGACTTCATCGAGGCCGACAATGCCCAATTCGCTGAAATCGCGAACGCTGAATTCATCTGAGTAGGCGCTGGCGTTTGTGCCGGTTGCTACCCATTTGACGGCGTGACGACCGACCTGAGATGGCACATAGTCGGCGTTGTATAGCCCTGTGGAGGGATTTGTGACCGATACTGAGGCAGAAGTACCGTCAGGAAGGTAAACGGTGCAGGTGACCGCCGATGCGTTTGCGTTTGCACCTGTTGAATCGGTAATCGTTATTCCAAGAGGAACAACATCTCCCAAGTCATAAGTCATCGGGTTCTCCTTGTGATAGTAGAAGTTGTGCGCTCGCGATTGCTAATTGCAGACCCTGTGCGAACTCTTGCCAAAATGCTTGCTCCGATTCTTGGTGCTTTGTTCGGACTCATTGTAGTCCCGACTCGGACTCTTTCACTGATCAATGCGCCGACTCGGAATCGATTGATAATCGAAGCCCCGCCGATGTATCCATATCCTGAAGCCTGAAGAGTAAGCGAACCTGAAGCAGTTGTTGCAAAATAAAGATTTGCAGTTGCAAGACCATTGATAGAGATTGAGCCTGCGCCTGTGACTGGATAAGAAAGTCGTTGAACTGTTCCTGAACCATTGATGGAGATTGAGCCTGCGCCTGTGAGGGATGTGAGTATTCCTGTGCCACTTGCAACGAGAGTGATGAAGGCTTGACCTGCATCAATATAAACAAGTGAATCTGTGCCTGAGCCGACAACTTCGATTGTTCCTGCGCCAGTTGTTGTGAACTTCAGTGAAGCTGTGGCTGATCCTGCAAGGCTGATTGCGCCTGAGCAAGATGCGGGATAAGTAAGAGCGCAAGAAGCTGTGGCAACAAGTGAGATTGAGCCTGAGCCTGTTGTGGCAAATTTGAGAGCTGATGATCCAGTTCCGACAATCGAGATTGACCCTGAACCAGTAGCAACATAAGCACCCTGATTGTATTGAATCCCTGCTGCGTTGTAGGCAATGCTCTCGTT